GAGGTCGAGGCCAGATGTCAGGCCGTCAATGAGACTCTAGAGGCTTCGCTCAAGGCTGGTTCCAGCCTTGCGGCGCGCGTAATGTTTATGGCGCGTCGGAAAATTAGCGAAGTTCTTCCAGAGTTGAGTTGGCGCGACTTGGCGGATGGTATCGACTGGGGTCCAGGTGCGACGACTTCCAAACGTCGTCGTTACTGTGATGTGGCGTATAAGTTCGGCATGTCAACCGACGCGTGTGCATCCCTCCCTAAGCCTTTTGTTGATGCCCTTTTAGCCGGGTTCACTCCTTGGAGCCCGAAGGTGCATTTGGTGGAAGGAGGTGTTGGTTCACTCGTGCCCAAGTCGGCTAAGAGCCTACGATTTATCAGCAAGGAACCTGACTTAAATCTGCTTCTGCAGAAGGGTCTCGGTAAGCTGATACGGAAAGCTCTTCAGAGGATAGGTATGTTGACGCCTGACGCGCAAGAACTTAATGCGTTGATGGCAATGGAGGGCTCGATAACGGGCGAAATAGCCACGATCGACCTCAGTAGCGCATCGGATAACATAGCCCTTAAGCTGTGTGAAGCGCTCCTACCTCAAGACTGGTATGATGCAGTAATTTGGCTGCGATCACCAGTGAGCCGACTGCCTGATGGGGAGTATGTCACTCTTCAGAAGGTATCCTCCAATGGGAATGGTTTCACGTTCGAGTTAGAGACCCTGTTGTTTTGGGCTCTGACCTGGGCTGTTACCTCACTAGTGGGGGAAAGGGAACATCTCGCAATAATCAGGGCCTACGGTGACGACATCGAAGTCGCATCGGAGGTCGCCCCCGCCCTTACTGAGGTCTTGGAAGACCTGGGGTTCCGTGTGAACGAGGAGAAATCCTTTTCGCATGGGGGGTTCCGTGAGTCGTGCGGTAAGCACTACTTTTACGGGCGAGATGTTACGCCGTTCTACGTACGGAAGCCGATCGATTCTGTCGATCGGTACTTCTGGCTGCTGAACTCGATCAAAGAATGGTCGAGACTTGACTGGGGCCTGGATCCTCTTCTCCAAGAGGTCTGGTCAACGGTCCACCAGCAACTACCCGAATGGGCGAGGACGTTAATGGTTCCCGCGGAAGCTGGCAAGACGGTCGGTATTTGGACGGACTTGGATGTGGCTGTCAAGTCACACTCCGTCGTCCGCGACCGAGACTACCAGCATGGATGGCGATATCGTTCACTCTCGGCTCGCGCCGTGGGTGACCGGATGCCGTTCCGTGGGGATGGGCGTCTCTTCAAGAGCCTATGGGCTCTAGAGAAGATAGAACGAGGAACAGAGAGGAGAGACAGCGAGGATGAGTACCTCGCCAAGAGCATCTCTGCCGCCGATTTGGGAGGGTCCCTTGCGGACTTCAACCTTACCGGCACATGGCAGGAACGCCTTGCGTGTGGTCTGGACCCTGTAA